CCAGGGGCTTATCGTTTATATCGTAATGATAGTAATGACCCTTATAATATCCAAACAACTTGGAGTGCGGATGTAAGTGGATATTGGTCTTTGCGTGGATATTATAATGATTCCTATCATGCCCCTTGTTATGTTGGATATGCTGGATATTCAAACACAGCAGGGGCTTTATCAACAGCATCAGGCTCCGCTCCGTCATACGCAGCAAGGGCTTGGGTAAACTTTAACGGACAAGGCGCAGTTGCTATTAGGGCAAGTGGTAATGTTAGCTCTATTACGGATAACGGCACTGGAAGATACACAGTAAACTTTACCAATGCAATGCCTGATACTAACTATAACTGCGTTGGATGCTGCTCTGCAATTTCAGGAAGGGGCCAAGCTGCATTAATGCCTAATGAGATATCAGGATACCTAACCAACCCTACTACCACAGCTCAGGCGGTATTTACCTGCCACGATGCAGGCGGCGTTCTAGACCCGCAATGGGCTATGGTATCTATTTTTAGATAGGACAAAATATGCAAAGAATTATATATAAAACAGAAGACGGCGGGGTTGCAGTAATTGTACCTGCCCCTGAATATCTAGAAACACATACAATAGAAGAACTAGCAGAAAAAGACGTACCTGCTGGAGTCCCATTTAAAATTGTAGATGTGTCGGATATTCCAGAAGACAGGACCTTTCGTAATGCGTGGGAGTATGAAGAATGATTGTTATTAACTTTGATAAAGCTAAAGAGATTACTAAACAAAGATTACGGGAAGAACGAGCGCCCTTAATGCCTGCCTTAGATATTGCTTTTCAACGAGCACTAGAAGAAGGAAGGCCAACTACAGAAGTAGTAGCTGAGAAACAACGCTTGCGTGATATTACTAAACAAGTAGATACAGTTACTACACTAGAAGAGTTAAAGGGTATAACGGTCTAATTAATCAAAAAGGAATGGTATGGAAAACCTGATAGCGAAAGTAAACGCTTTTTTATCTAAACTGTATGTGCCTTGTAAAGTACCGGCGGATAAGCAAATGCACTTTATTGGGGGTCTAGTCATAGCAGCATTGATTACACCGTTTATTGGAGTTCACTCTATTTTAGTGGTGGCTGTTGTTGCTTTACTTAAGGAAATATATGACCACCTGCATAAAGACATTCACACTCCAGACTTTTGGGATTGGGTTGCTACTGTTATTGGTGGTGTCGTTGGTTTTGTTGTGTTAGCCTTATTGGGTTAATATACAATTATTTTAAATTTGCATTCGGATAACTTATTACGTAACAACATGATGTTTGAGTTTATAGTGCTAAAAATATGTGTTAGTAATTACAATGGTAAATTAGTAAAATGTCAATAAATATAAAAACATTATTAACCACGAACTATACTGGGGCCACAGGAGTTACTGGACCAACTGGTCCAATTGGTATAACTGGAGATATTGGTCCAACAGGTGCTACTGGCCCAACAGGTGTCACTGGTGTTACTGGTCCAACCGGACCCACAGGGTCCACAGGACCTACAGGTGCTACTGGCCCAACAGGTGTCACTGGTGTTACTGGTCCAACCGGACCGACAGGGTCCACAGGACCTACAGGATCCACAGGACCTACCGGCGCTACTGGCCCAACAGGTGTAACTGGTGTTACTGGTCCAACCGGACCGACAGGGTCCACAGGACCTACAGGACCTACAGGTGCTACTGGTCCTACTGCTGCAACAGGACCATCGGGTTCTACTGGTCCAACGGGTGCTACTGGTCCAACCGGTGCTACCGGTGCGACAGGACCCACAGGACCAACGGGTGCTACAGGGGTTTCAAATTCAAATTCCACCGCAATGAGTTCTACCGGTTACGGCGATGGCACCCATACATATTATCAATCTTCTAGTGCCTTTGCTGGTTATACTGGAGGATGGGCTAGTTATTTAATAAGTAATCACGGAAATGGTGCTACTTATTACAATCAAACATTAATACTGCCATTTTGGGGTGCGCCGCAATATTCAAGATTGGAGGGTGGTACCTCTAAAGGGCCTTATACATTCTTAACAACTGAGAATTATACATCTTATTCTCCGTCACTAACAGGTTCAGGTGCATCGGGTTCTTGGGGAATTTCTGTTACAGGAACAGCAGGTGGATTATCAGGCTCGCCTACCATTAATGTTACTGATGTATATGCAGGTAGTTGGCTTAGGAATAATAACAGCAATACTGGATTATACAATCAAGCTAATGGCAATCACTTCTATTCTAGGGGTGGTAATCGATGGGGTATTACAGGCAATGGCACTTCTAGTAATATATATCTAGACTTTTTTGGTAATCATGAAACCACCATACGAGGTTCAATTCACGCAGACACTAGTAGTAATATTGGATTCTTAACTCCTGGCGGAGCATGGTCATTCATGGTGGATTCCAGTGGTAATGCTACCGCTACTCTAAATGTTACTGCGTATTCTGATGAACGTAAAAAGAAAAACTGGCGACCTGTTGCAGATAATTTTGTAGAACTATTAGCTGAAGTAAAATCTGGCGTGTACGAAAGAATCGACTTCGATGTCTCCCAAGTCGGCGTATCCGCACAGTCACTACAAAAACTACTTCCAGAAGCTGTAGTGGAAGACGGCGAAGGATTCTTAGCTGTCGCATATGGCAATGCCGCCTTAGCATCCTCGGTTGAACTAGCCAAAGAACTTGTTGCGCTAAAAGAATTAGTTAAAGAGTTAAATAGGAAGATTGATATTTTAATGAACAAGTGAGGAATTGCTATGAAAGGTGAGTGGTGTTTTTATAAGGAGTATTTCACTCCAGATGTGTGTGATAAAATTTTAGAACTTGGTTTAAAATTACCAGCACAAGATGCAACAATGGGTGTCGGTGGTGAAGTCAAAATGTCTGAACACCGTAGAAGTAAGATACGGTTCATTCAACAATCTGACCCAAACTTTACTTTTCTTTTTGATGCTATGTGGAAAATGGCCATTCAATCCAATGATGAATGGTTTCGGTTTAATATTACCCGCATATCTTATATCCAATTAGCCGAATACGATGAGTCTTATCAAGGTGAATACAAGAAACATAATGACGTATTTTGGATGAACAATGACCCACAATATCATCGTAAACTCACTGCAGTGGTTCAACTAACAGACCCATCAACATACGAAGGTGGTAACCTAGAATTATTTGGTCTAACTGAGTATCCAAATAAAGAAGATGTTAGAACGCAAGGCACAGCATTTTTCTTTCCCTCATTCTTAGAACACCAAGCCACCATGGTCACCAAAGGCACTCGTTATAGTTTAGCCTGTTGGTTTGATGGACCAAAATGGTGTTAGCATAAATATATCAATAAACATTTTTTGGATTCAAAATGTCAACAACTCTTAGTGATTTATTAACCTCATCTTTTGCTGGTGCAACCGGGCCCACTGGAGCTACAGGCCCAACTGGACCTACAGGACCCACCGGTGTCACAGGTCCAACTGGCGCCACTGGACCAACAGGACCAACGGGTGCTACAGGGCCCACAGGTTCTACTGGTGCTACAGGTCTTACAGGACCAACAGGTCCTACAGGTGTTACCGGTGCATCTGGCCCATCGACAGCAATCAATGCCACAGATGATTCTTCAACGACTACGATTTATCCTGTTATGGTTGATGCGGCTGGTTCCAACCAAACACCTAAAGTTTCTACATCAAGCTTTGCTTGGAATGCTAATACTGCGAGTTTGGGTATTGGTACTGCTAGTCCTACGGTAAAATTAGATATAGTTGGGTCAATTGCTAGAATTGCAAATGCAGGAACTGCTGAATTTATTGCTAGAAATTCTACTTTGTCAACAAATTGGGAGTTTGGTGTAGATGTGTCTGGTAATGGCTTTATATATTCTGGACAAGCATCGCCAATGATATTTAGTAATGGTGGCACAGAGAAAATGCGCCTAGATACATCAGGCAACCTAGGTCTAGGTGTAACTCCTAGTGTTTGGAAAACAGGGACAAAAGCAATTGAAATAGGCAGTACAGGTAGCGCACTATATAGCTATGCTTCTAATCATTTAGTTATTACAAATAATGCAACCTATAATGGAACTAATTGGATTTACTCTCAAACAGGGCAACCCCCGTCTTTGTACACCTTAACTGCTGGGACGCATTATTGGGATAGAGCAGTAGCAGGAACAGCAGGAAATGTGGCTTCATTAATAACATCAATGATACTAGACTCATCAGGCAACCTAGGTATAGCTATAACTCCGAGTGTTTGGGCTAGTGGAAGACCAACATTAGAGTTTGGTGGCTCTATACAAGGAACTATTGCTTTTAATGGCAACGCAACAAATGGTGGGGCATTTTGGACTAACTCTTATTACACTAATAACAATTTTTACAAAAGTAACGGTGCAGCTACACTATTTACTACAGGTGGCGGTCAATTTGATTGGGCTGTAGCACCATCAGGCACAGCAAACGCAGCGTTTAGTTGGACTACAGCAATGACATTAAGCAATGCTGGCAACCTAGGGATTGGAGAAACTTCTCCACCAGCACCAGGAGGAGCAGATGCAAGGTCTTTAACTTTAAAAGGAGTTAGATACCCTCAATTTATTTATAAAGCCACGGCTGCACCTGCTAACAGTACCACATGGAGGACTGCTTCAAGAGATACTTTAGAGTTTCAAATACAGACAGTTAATGACGCAATCACTACAGAACAAACTGCGTATGAAATAGTTAGAACTTCAGGGTCTAATAGCATTAATTATCATCGTTGGTACACTGGAACTGCGGAGCGTATGCGTATTGATTCTAGTGGGCATTTGTTGGTGGGGACAACAACATCTAACTATAGTGCTGGACTTTTACAAGTTGGAAACGGTGGTGCAACAGGCAAATTCATTATAAATACACAAGATTCTAATTTTTGTTCAATGCAAATTGGGAATCCCGGTTCTGGTACGGCAGCAGAGGCTTCTATATGTTTTATTTCAAGCGTAACATCCTTTGGTACAGCACCAACTTCTGTAAATGGAAATCAATATATATGGGCTATTGGTCCAGGAGTTTATGGTCAGCCCGGTAATTATTTTACTATTGGAAACCCTGGATTTGGTTCAGCAAACATAAGGCTTGCGTGGAATGGAACATCTTGGCTAGCTGTATCAGATGAACGAGTTAAAAACATTACTGGTGAAATTACTAACGCCAATGAAATAATTAAAGATTGGCGGACAGTATTTTATTCAATGAAATCTGATGAATTTAATTCAATAAAAACAGGATTAATAGCGCAAGACGTAATTAAAACATTGCCAGAAGTTGTTGATGTGCCTGAAAAAGAAATGGATGATGATGGTAAATTAAATCCGCTTAGTTTAAATTATCAAGAAATTATTCCTGTATTGATTAAAGCAATACAAGAACAACAAGCAATGATAGACGAATTAAAGGCTAAAGTGGCTGCCTTAGAAGCTGCTTAATTTAATAGGAGATACGAGATGGCAAAAGACAAACAGCCCCAAATCGTTACGATAGATGAAGTAGAGTACGATGCTAACAACTTTAATGAGGAACAGGTGGCACTATTTAACCATTGCCTAGACCTAGACCGTAAGATTGCAAGCACCAATTTTCAGTTACAGCAACTTACCGTAGGCAAAGATTCATTCATTAAGTTGTTAAAGACAGCACTAGAACCTAAAGAGGAATAATATGGAAGCCCTGATAGCGAAAGTAAACGCAGTCTTAGCTAAACTATACATACCATGCAAAGTACCTGCTGATAAGCAAATGCACTTCATTGGTGGTTTAGTCATAGCAGCATTGCTTACACCGTTTATTGGGGCTTACTCCATTGTAGTAGTTGCTATTGTTGCGCTACTTAAAGAGATTTATGACTACCTGCATAAAGACATCCACACTCCAGACTTTTGGGATTGGGTTGCTACTGTGCTAGGTGGCTTAGTAGGATTTGTTATAGTAGCTTTATTGGGCTAAGAGATGGCTACAAATTATGTAGGCTATGATTACTGGGACTATGGCTACGCAGAGGGTGATACTCGATAAAAAAAAGTTAATATATAATGGAGTAATTTAATTATTGGAGATATTATGGAAGATTTAGAATTTGAAATGAGTTTTTGGGGTGATTGCACCAATACGTTTGGTGAAGACCAAAAACATTACATATATGGCAATTTAATGGGACTGACCGGAAGTTATTTTTCTTACGATGCCGGCCACAAAAGAATCCTAGATATTGGTGGCGGTCCAACATCAATGTTATTAAAAACCTTCAACCTCAAAGAAGGTAAAGTCTGTGACCCAATCAATTATCCTCAATGGACCAAAGACAGATACGCAATCAAAAACATATCAGTTCAAGTTGTCGGTGGTGAAGACATTGAAGAATCTGGTTGGGACGAGGTATGGATATACAACGTAATGCAACATTCCGTTAGTCCTGAGACGATTATTAATAATGCTAAGAAGTCTGCTAAGGTATTACGTATTTTCGAGTGGATTGATATTCCCGCACATGAGGGACACCCACATATGTTGACACAAGAAAACTTAGAGAAATGGATTGGCCAAAAAGGTCAAGTAACCGAGTTGACGGGTGAAAACGGTTGTTATGGCAAAGCATTCTACGGAGCGTTCACCCTATGAGGTTCCACGTTCTGTCCGTCCCACATACAGTATCATCACCTGAATATGTGACTTGCGCTTTTACTCAAAAGGTTGTTAAGTTTTGTGAAATGATGTCTGCTCGCGGCCATGAAATTATTCATTATGGCCACGAAGATTCTAATGTTGATTGCACTGAGCATGTCACAGTATTACCCAATAAAATTTGGAAAAAATGTTATGGTGACCACGATTGGAAAACACATTTTTTCAAATTCGACACTAATGATTTAGCTCACAAAACATTCAATGAAAACACTATCATAGAAATTGGTAAACGTAAACAACCAAATGATTTCATCTTAGCCTTTTGGGGTGGTCCGATGAAACCAATTTGTGATGCACATCCAGATTTAATCTGTGTTGAACCCGGTATCGGTTATGCTTATGGACATTTTGCACCATACAAAGTGTTTGAATCTTATGCTGCACATTCCGCTTATTATGGGTTAGCATCACTAGCACACTGTAATGAAAAATGGTATGATGTTGTTATACCAAATTATTTTAATACTAATGACTTCCAATACAAATCAGAAAAACAAGATTACTTCTTATACATTGGTCGTGTCTATGATGGCAAAGGTGTTAATATTGCCATTCAGGCCACCGAAAAGATTGGCGCTAAGTTAATAATTGCTGGACAAGGTTCACTCAAAGAAATGGGTTACGATGAAGTTCCAAGTCATGTAACTGAATTTGGTTTTGCTAATTCTTTAGACCGTCAAAGATTGATGGCAGATGCTAAGGCTGTATTTGCACCATCATTATATAATGAACCATTCTGCGGTACCCATGTCGAAGCCATGATGTCAGGAACACCAGTAATCACCACTGATTGGGGTGCGTTCACTGAATACAATATACATGGTGTAACTGGTTATCGTTGTAGGACCTTTGAGCATTTTGTTTGGGCGGCTAAAAATATCGATAAAATAGATACATGGAAATGTAATGTTTGGGCTAGAAAGAATTTTGGTTACGATAAAGTTGGACACATGTATGAGGAATACTTCCAATCGTTATTGAATATTCATGGCAAAGACGGATGGTATGAACCAAATGATTCCAGAACTGAGTTAGATTGGTTGAAAAAAGAATATCCTATTAGCATAAATACATTATAGTAAAAATATTAAATGGATTATTATGGCCACCATATCAACACGACAAGGTTTTAAAGATTATTGTTTACGCCGACTAGGTTTTCCAGTCATCGACATCAATGTGGATGATGACCAGATTGAAGACCGCATAGACGATGCTTTACAATATTGGACAGATTACCATTATGATGGTATGCAAAAGGTCTACTATGTTCATAGAATAACTCAAACTGATATAGACAATCGTTGGATTAACATGTCGCCTAATGTTGTTAGAGATAACGCAAACAATTCTGTTAATGTTGTTGGTGTAACAAGAGTATTTCCTATCCAAGATTCTCAAGCCACAGTAAATATGTTTGACTTGAGATATCAGTTGCGCTTAAATGAATTGTATGATTTCACATCTGCGTCTTATGTAAATTACACATTGACAATGCAACATCTTCGTTCACTTGAGCTGTTGTTTACTGGTGAAGTGCCTATTCGTTTTCAACGACACACCAATAAATTGTTTCTTGATTGGAGATGGGAACAATCAAACATAACACCTAATTCAGTTGCAATCATTGAATGTTACGCTTCACTTAATCCAAACGCTTACGGCGACTTGTGGAACGACCGATGGTTGAAAGAATATGCTACTGCTCTAATTAAAAGAACTTGGGGTAATAATCTTAAAAAATTCAGCGGTATGCAACTACCGGGTGGTGTCACTTTAAATGGTGATAAAATATACCAAGAAGCATCTGATGAAATTAAGGCCTTAGAACAAGAAATGGAATCTCGTTATGGGGGCGTGCTTGAATTTTTTATGAATTAATTATGAATCACATTCACCATATTATTCCTAAACACATGGGTGGTTCTAATGAGCCATCCAATTTAATAGAACTTACCGTAGAAGAACATGCGGAAGCTCATAGAAAGTTATGGGAAAAACATGGTAAAATAGAAGATTATGTAGCGTGGAAAGGATTATCTGGCCAGATATCTTTAAAAGAAATACTTAAAGAATTATGTTCACACCCAGGCGAAAGTAATCCTTTTTACGGCAAAAAACACACAGATGAAACTATCAAGGTTATTTCTGAAAAATGTAAAGAAAAATGGAACTCATTAAGTGAATCTGAAAAATTATTTAGGTTGGAACCAATTAATAAATTAAGAATCGGTAATCAATATGCTAAAGGAATGACATACAAACATTCAGACGAGGCTAAACAAAAAATAAGAAACGCTAGATTAGGCAAATCTCATATTACCGATGAAGGTAAAAAAAGAATATCGGAAGCAAGAAAGTTAACCGTTGGCCGCAAGAACTCACCAGAAACTATTGAAAAAATGAAACAATCAGCAATTAAAAGACATCAATTAAAAATAAACTCAGGAGTCGAATAAAATTTCTACATCTGTCTATTTTAATAACTATGGCGCTCATAATGAGCAACGTCTATTTGAAGATTTAATCGTAGAATCCATTAAGATTATGGGTTTTGATGGTTATTATCTTCCAAATGACAATGACGAGGCTCGTGATTTGCTTTATGGTGAAGACCCATTAAAGCGTTTTGTTTCAGCTTTTCCTTTGGAATTGTATCTTTCTTCAGCCATGGAATACACAGGCGAAAAAGAATTCTTCTCCAAGTTTGGTCTTGAAATCAAAAACAACGTTTCTGTTATCTTATCCAAACGTACTTTCTCTCAACGTGTTCCACAAATCGCTTTTGATAGGCCACGTGAAGGTGATTTAATTTATGTACCAGTATTGAATGGTACTGGTGAATTATTTGAAATCAAGTTCGTAGACCATACTAAAGATTTCTTCACATTAGGTCGCAAGATACCGTATTTCTATGAAATGCAACTTGAGAAATTTAAATTTTCAAATGAAGTTATTGGCACAGGCATATCAGATATTGATATCATTTCAGTACAAGAATCTTATACTATCAATTTGGATATGCAAAGGTCGGATTCAACTTACTTAGAAAAAGAAATAGTATTTCAAAGTGATGACGGATCATATGCAAACGCAAATACTGTGGCTATAGTTTCATCTTGGGATAAAAATACAAAAACATTACATGTAACAAATATCGCTGGTGAATTTAAACTTAATGCAAACGTTATTGGCCATACATCAAATACAAGTATTAAACTATTG